TGCACAGCTGCCTAAAGCTCTTAGCTACCGGTTCCCACTCCTCCCTAGGTACCTCTTCAGTTAAGGGCCAGTAGGCATGTAGCCCATTGCCTGAGTTGACAAGCAGGGGTCTTGGTAGCTTGACAGCAGTACAGAAGTCTCGCAGTGCAGCAAAGCCAGCTGCTTGTGTTTCATACCCACCGGGTCTACCTGTTTTACCGTCTACAACAGCCTTATCAGGCCCGCAGTCTATGTCTAACCAGAAGGACTGAAGTGATTCTGCATTCTCTTGTGTGCGGCTTGCACCTGTCTTGAACTTAGCCAAAGCAAAAAATACGCACCACCTGTCAGCAACATACTTTTCTATTTCCGCGTCCAGTTCTTCTCTGGTTTCTACCATGCACTGGCGCGTTGTAGATTTGTCTTTGACCGCAAGAAAGCCATACCACCCACCTGTGGGGCGAACTAGGGCTATGAGGTCTGTATTTTCCATAAGGTCACCGCCCCAGCTTTGAGATTAGTTTTTCTATTTTTTTAACGCTGGGAGCTTTTGGGCTAGATAGTCCGGTGAACCAATTGTACACCGACTGGCGGCTAACATTTAACCGCTCAGCAACCTCGGCCACGGGCACATTCTTTTTAATGCACACCGCGCCGAGCCTGACACCCAAAAGCTTTTTATCAGCAGCCTTATTTAACTTTGCAAGCTTTAAGCTATATCCATAACTCATTAGGCGTCCTCACTCCCCCATTGGGCTATAGCGTCGGAGAAAGCATCGTCCGCATCTACCTCAGCCGGGGCTTCTTCTTTCTTCTTTTTAGCGCGGACTACAGGCTCTGCGACAACTTCTTCCTCGTCTGGCTCTTCTGAGCGAGCTATTTTAGGGGATGCCTTTTTAGCAGGCGCAGGCTCCTTGGCTGCTGGGGGGAGCTTAGCTACTCCATCAGTGTGTGCTACGGTAAGCTTGGTATACGACTCAGTCTCTGGACGCTCTTGCGCGGCAGTAACCATATCAAACTCAGTGTCATTTATTTCACGTACTGGGGAGAACAACAGTTCCATAGTTTCTGCATTGCTGTCAAAGCATATGTTTGTTACGACTAGGTCAGGAGACATATCGTTATTGGTCAGGTACTTAACGTAGCTCTCGAAGGGATGCACATTACCAACACCCTTACCAAACAATGACTTAGCAGGTATGTTGAACTGGTAAACTGTGCCGGACTCATCGCCTTCTAGGATCACTGAAACACGACGTTGGTATCTACATGCTTTGCCACCTGTATCACCGGAACCTTTTATGTTCATTTCACAATCAGCGCAGTTCTTATGCTGCGGGTCAGCTGCACCTTGTTCTGGCTTGTCCCCTAGGTTAGACCAGCAATTAGGTAGCGTGGCTTCTTTTTTGGGGTCAAACTTTTCTTTGTAGTATAGACGAGATACATCGGTCAACATGCCTACCACAATGGCATTAAACTCTCCGCGAATGGCATCGCCTACTTGATCTCCGTTCACCATCTTCTTAAAGGTGCCGTTGATATTTGCTTGGATTCTGCGGTTATTGCTCGTGGACTTATTGGCCGCTAGCTGAGCACCCAGAACTGTTTGTCTGCGTTGTGTGGACACTTCCTTTTGGTCAGTAAAAATTGAAACTTCATTGCTCATAATTATGATTCCTTATCTTTTAGTTGGTTTGCGTACTGAGACAATATACTTATGGTCGGACTGAAGACCTATAGGCAGAAGGTCTGGGTTTTCTTCGAGAAACTCTTTCATGTTGGCAGTGTTGATTCGTTTCGCAAGCAGATGATACGCATCGTTTTCATGGATGAATTTGTACATCTGCTCCCAATCACTAGTCCCGTAGGAGGAGTAAACCCTTCTAGTGACCGTGCCGTAAGTAGTTCTTACACTATCTATGTCTTCTTTAGCACATAGCTCTAGCATTTTGTCAGAGATGACAGCTTGTTGTTCTTTCAGCTTTCTTATCTCTTCGTCTTTCTCTTGAATGACCGAGCGTATGTTTATGTACGCGTCAACCATTTTAGCTGCTGTGTTGTCATCCATAGCCCTTTCCTTTTACTTGGCGGACAAACAGTCTACCACCGCTATGGACAATGTCAAACAGTTTATTCTACTTCTTGGCGGTAAAGATCAACAATCTTATTGTGGTTAAGGACATTGGTTTTGAGCATGGTGTAGATGCGATCTTCTACCTCACTGCCCTTAATGTGCACGATGGTCATGCTGTGGTTTTGTCCGGGTCTGTTGATGCGGGCGTTAGCTTGCAAGTAAGTCTCCACACTGGTGACTGGGGAGTACCAGACTATGGTGTCCGCAGCTGTGAGAGTCAGTCCGTGCGAGGCTGCTTGTGGCTGAATGATCAGCACTTGGGGGTTAGTTTTCTTCTGGAAGTCATCGAAGATACGGGTGCGGCTGTTCAGTGTTACCTTGCCAGAAATTATCTCTGAAGGTATTTTGTTGAGGTCTAGGAAATCCTTAAGCAGGTTTATGGTGTGCGTGAAAGGCACAAAGACTAACACCTTGTGTGATGCTTCGTTTATTACCTCAAGCACCACGTTAAGGCGGTTGCTCACGTCAAACTGTACGGCTTCTCCTGTGTCCGAGTAGACTGCACCCCCTGAAATTTGGAGCAGCTTGTTGAGGTTGGTTGCTGCATTAACTGATGTTATCTGCTCTCCCGCTGCCTCCATAACCATTTGTTTCTTAAGTAGTTTGTAGTACTTAGCCTGTTGTGCAGTAAGCGGGGCTTCTCTGTCTACGGCGATTACATCGGGCAAATCCAAGCACTGGTCTTTCTCAAACCGGATTGCAGGTTGCAAGGCGTGGTGTACTATTTTGTCAGCTCCCGGTTTAGGTCGCCAAATGTACTGCCCTACCTTGTACATGACGGTGTCTCTGTAGGGGGTAAAAAACTTTGGCACTCTGTGAGGGCTAACTAATTTAGCAAGTCCGTAGGCATCTAGGGGGGACTGCGCTGCGGGTGTTCCTGTGAGCATCCATAGTCTCTCTGCTGAGGCGGCTACAGCCTTAAACGTTTTCCATCGGCTAGTCTGAGAGTTCTTGTAGGCATTGGCTTCGTCTACCACAATCAAATCAAAGCCACCGGCCATGATGGTGTCCTTAACCACGGCAATGCCATCGAAGTTTATGATGACAAACTCAGAGCCAGCATCAATTATCTTCCTGCGTGTGGCTGAAACACCGTGTGCAACTGAACAGCTACGGTGCATGGCAAACTTGAACAGGTCTTGCTGCCAAGCAGACTTCATAATAGACAGAGGGCATATTACTAGCACCCGCTTGACCCGCCCTAACTTCATTAGGTAATCCGCAGCCCATATAACTGAGGCCGTTTTGCCTGTACCTGCCTCGTTAAAACAAAAAGATTTCTTGTGCAGGGTTAAAAAAGAAGAAGTTTCTTTCTGGTGGTCAAACGGAGTTAGTTTGCCTGTCCACTCATAGTCTCGCTTGATGGGAGACGGCACGTTACTAGCGCCTGCCTCTGCAAGGGCTTCTGACTCATTGAACCCCCACTTAACAGCCACCTCGTACATGTCTTCTTCTTGGCCTATAACCTTAGAGTTTTTTATTTTGTCAGTGACTAAGTGTGGCCGTCTTGTTTTAAGCACTAAAGTTTTGTCTTGTACAATTCTCATTTCTTTTTCTTGGCCTTAGACTTAGCTTTCATTGCTCCAGTACTGGTGCGGGCGTATGCCCAGTTGTCCTTAGCCTTTTTAACTGACAAATTCTTGCTGTCATTGTCGCCACCTTGGGACAGAGGCTTCTTGTGGTTGACGTGGTTGCCATCACCCTTGGATACCTTTCCTTCCCGCTCATACTGCCTGCGGGCTGCGTTGCGCTTTGCACGGTTCTTCTTTTGTTCTGCTGTGCCTTGGTAGTTGTCGTATTCTTTTCTGTAGTCTCTAGGCATTATCGTTCCCTACTAGTAGTCTAAATGTTGGTGTATTTCTTTTTGGTTAACAGCCTCCGGGCGCCAATCAGTATCAAAACGGTTGCTTTTACCCATGTTACATTCTGCGCAAAGCACCTGTAGATTGGCAAAGCATAGGGCTAAGCAGGGCAGGCGTGATTTTGGTATTATGTGGTCTACGTGTACCACTACCCCGTGCTCTTGTTGGCTGCGCCCGCACATTGCACATTTTGTTTTGTACATCTCCAGAACTTGCACCCTTAAAGTTTGCCACTCCTTTCTTATATCAGGGTTGTTGTCCCAGCTTTGTGGCTGTATGTCCTCCCGCTCTATATAACGATAGTGGATTTTTTTTAGCTCTTGGACCACCTCGGCGGGGCGAACTCCATGAGATGCCCTCCACTGTATTTGTTCAAACACGTCCCACTGCCAAAATGAAACCTTTTTGTTGCCACCCGTAAGTTTTTTAACAAACCCTTTTGTGGGTTCTTCTTTATACAGGGCGCGGTAAAGGTCTTTCAACAAATCCATACTGACTGTAGAGTAGCCCTTATTTTCAGAGCGCAAGCTATGAACCAGCGGCTCGCTGAGATAAAGGCGCAGCGTTGAGAGGTCCTCCCAAGAAAGTGGCTTTTTATTTCCTGCTGTTGCCCACCAGCCTATGTTACATCGAGGAGTAGCAGTAGCTAGCAGCCCCCGAGCTATGGTGTGGTGCTCAAAAAGGTTGACGTTTTCTGCATTGCCCGAATACCGCATATTTATTTCCTGTTGTGTTCACAGGCAGCTACTGGGCAGTACCCACATAGGGGGCCACTGATTGCATTCCAAACACCCGACTCTTCAGCCCCTGCGAGCCTATCCAGATCGGGTTTAAATGACTCAAAGTAAGAGTCCGTGAGGTCTGCGGTATGTTCTTTCTTGATGAATTCTTTACTGACCACAAAAGCCAAGGCCGACTTAATCCTCTTCAGCTGTGGGTGGTGGATGAACAGTGCAGCTGCCACGGCGTCTAGCTGCTTAGTGTCCGCGTAGCGTGCATTCTTGCCTGTCTTGTAGTCAATGGAGTGGGCGGTGTCCCCGTTTATTATGACTAGGTCAGCTATGCCGCGCCACCAGACATCTGCCCCAAAGAACGTAGAGGGCTTGTACCCATCTTCTGTCTTGGCTACCCCTAGCTTTATCTCACAGAGCTTCTCGCCTTCAATGCCCTCCAAGGCCCTGAGTGTGGGTCCAATGAACTTAAACTTGGGCGGGATTGGGGTTCCTTCTTTTATGTACAACTCAGCTGCTTTATGCACCTCGTTACCATAGGACATAGCTGAACTGCCTTTGTCCTTAACGTCCTTAGCCACCTTCAGATGATAGTACTTCTTCGGGCATTGCTCAAATGTTTTTAGGCTACTGTAAGACCAAGCTGTCATGTTTTATCCACCTTTACGACCACGTCTGATTCTGTTTCTATCCAGACTTTAGCCCCACACGATAGGGGTTTGTCCGGGCTGTACACCACGGTGCTTGGCCCACTAATTGTGACCCTGTTGCACTTAATGTTTTCTTTGTATGTTTTGACCGTGAGTACTGGCAGGTCTGCACCCTTGCTGTTTGCACGTATGTTGTGTTGGTTAACATGGATGCGCGTTTTCATCTGTCCGCGTCGCCCTTCTTTGCGCGTATTACTTTTGTACGCTTGCGGGGTTCTTCCCCCCAATAGGTTTTGTCTGGGTCATCATAGGCGGAGGCTCCATGTGCACACACCCGCACTACGCCGCCCCGGTTTAAGTAGTCCCTGATGTCTTGGGCTATCTTCTCACGGAGTACTTCTTTGTCACCCTCCTCCGGTGTGTCTAATTTTGTAGCCATCAGTCTGCTCACCCCGCCAATAAAACGAACACTGCATAAAACCCAATTGAGAGTAATAACAAAGTCATTAGTCTGCCTCCCCAACCGTTGCAGGTAGATAGTTGAACAGGATGTCACTGTCGCATTCGATGTTTACACGTACTGTATCCGTCTGAACGTAGTAGGTTAACGTGGGTATCTCTGCAATCACACAGTCCACGTTGTCTACTTGGATGATGACTGGCGGCAGTTCTTGTACAGCTACCTCCATTACCTCAACAGGCAACTCGGCTTTG